ACGGAGGTTATTTTTATGCCAGATAAGGTTTACCGCACGGCGATCTACTGCCGTCTGTCCCGTGAGGATGGAGACAAAGTAGAAAGCAACTCCATCGCCAGCCAGAGAGCTATCTGCGAGGACTATATCGCAAGGCACGATGATTTGGAGCTTGTCTGTGAGCCATTTGTTGATGACGGTTATAGCGGCGTTTCTTTCAATCGTCCTCAGTTCAAAAAGCTGGAAGAGGCAATCCGCAAGGGTGCGCTTGACTGCATCGTAGTCAAGGATCTCAGCCGCTTCTCAAGAAACTACATCGACGGCGGACGCTACATTGAGAAGATTTTCCCTCAACTCGGCATCCGCTTCATCGCAATCAACGATGCGTATGATAGTCTGACCGGCGATCCGCAGTCCGACTCCTTTGTTATCCCGTTCAAGAACCTGATTAACGATTCCTACTGCAAGGACATCTCCATGAAAATCCGAAGCAGTCTGGAAGTCAAGCAGAAGAGCGGAGAGTTCGTCGGCTCGTTCGCACCCTACGGCTACATGAAATCGCCGGAGAACAAAAACCAGCTCATCGTCGATGAAGCGGTCAGCGAATATGTGCAGATGATCTTCTCCATGTACAAAGACGGTTTCTCCATCGGGCGCATTGCAAAGCGTCTGAATCAGATGGGCGTCCTGTCCCCGATGGAATACAAGCATTCCGCCGGTGTGAAGTTCGATACCGTCTTCAAAACCGGCGATACCGCAAAATGGACCTACAAAGCTGTCCAGCGTATTCTTACCAACGAGGTTTATATCGGCGTTCTGGCTCAGGGCAAGCGCGGCACTCCCAACTACAAAGTCCGCGTTGTGAAGAGCAAGGATGAATCCGAGTGGGTCAAGGTTGAAAACGCGCATGAAGCACTTGTGTCCTATGAGGACTTCATGGCAGTCAAGGTCATGATGCAGAGAGATATGCGCTGCTCACCTGATCAGGACGAAGCACACCTGTTTTCCGGTTTCCTGTTCTGCGGAGACTGCCAGCAGCCAATGATCCGCAAGACAGTTCCGTCGAAGACGAAAAAGTATATCTACTACGTCTGTTCCACCAATAAGCACAGCCGGACGTGCAGCCCGCACAGCATCGCCGCAAAAGAGGTTGAGGAAAAGGTCTTCCGTGCTATTCACGATCAGATCGAGCTTGTCATCAATCTGGAACACGCGCTTGCGATGATTGAGCGGCTTCCGTCTCAGAGCCGCAAGGCTTTCAACTACGAAGCCCAGATTGCAAAAATCGAGGAAGAGATTGAGCGGTATCAAAAGCTCAAGCTGGGGCTTTACGAAAACTTCATCGGCGGTGTCATTGATAAGTCGGAATACTTTGAGTTCCGGAACAGCTACACCAAAATCATTGAAGACAAGCAGGACGCGCTCCTGCGGGTCAAAAAGGAAATGAAGCAGACGGTGACAACCGGCACGACCGAACGGAACTGGGTGACACTTTTCAAGCAGTATGAAAACGTCGAAGAACTGAACCGCCGTGTGCTGATGTCATTGGTTGACCGCATCCTGATTCATGAAAACCATGCAATCGAGATTGTCTTCAAATACAGGGACGAATACCAGCAGACACTCGAATACGTTCTCGGTTATGCCGATGAACTGGATGTTGCCGTATAAAGGAGGGATGAGCAAATGGCAAGAAAAAGCAGAAAGCAAATCGCAGTCGAAGAGCCGGTTGTTGAATCTGTCTCTTCCGAAGTTTTCCCAACCGCCATCTATGCCCGTCTTTCCGTTGAAAACAGCGGCAAGTCCGAAAAAGTGGATGTCATCGCAAATCAGATTGAGATTTGCAAGTCCTATATTGCAGAGCGTCCCTACCTGAATCTGATAGATACCTATGTGGACAACGGAAAAACGGGGACTGTCTTTGACAGACCGGAGTTTAACCGCCTGATGAATGACATTCGCACCGGCAGAATCAAGTGCCTTGTGGTTCGTGATCTCAGCCGGTTCGGGCGAGACTACATCGAGGCAGGAACCTATCTGGAACGAGTTTTTCCGCAAATCGGGCTTCGGTTCATCGCCATCAAAGAGAACTACGACAACTTTGATACGGATGGTTCCGGCGAAAGCCTCATTATCCCGCTGCAAAACATGATCAACACACTCTACTCGAAGGACATCTCCCGCAAGGTTTCTACCGCACTCAAGGCACAGATGGAAAGCGGAGAGTTCAAGAAGCGCAATCTCCCGTATGGTTATCGCTGGGATGAAGAACACAGCAATATGGTTTTCGATGAGGAAACCGCACCGATTGTCCAGAAGATTTTCCAGTGGAAAATCGAAGGGCTGTCTCTTCCGGCGATTGCAGACCGGCTTGACGCAATGAACGCTCCCAATCCGGAGTTTCAGAAGTATCAGGTTGGCGTCCGCACAGGCAATGCTACGGCAAAGAAGATTTGGAACAAGTCTTCGCTCACGTCCATTCTGGATAACCCCCACTACGTCGGAGATACCGTTCTCGGACGAACGCTAAACGCCATTTACAAGGGCATCAAGAATCAGCACATCGACCGCGAGGAATGGATCGTCTTTCCCAACACGCACGAGGCGATTATCTCCCGTGAGGACTTTCAGAAGGTGCGAGAGATGCGGGAATCTGCTGCAAGGGCAAGAGTTGAAAAGATGGAGCGCACGGAGGAAATCCGCGCTACGCTGATCAATCTCTTTGAAGATAAAATCGTCTGCGCAGACTGCGGCAGGAAGCTCTACTTCCATCGCAAACGTATTGACAAACGCAAGGACGGCGCGTGGTATGCGTTCTATGAGTGCAGTTCATCCGTTAAACGAGGCAACCTCTGTACGCCGCACTATACGCGGCAGGATAAGCTCGAAGCCGATGTGCTTGCAGCAATCCAGCTTCAAGTCAAAGCGGCTCTCGATTATGACAAGCTGCTTGCCAAGCTGAGAAACAGCGAAGGCGAACGCAGCATCCACGATCAGCAGAATGCGCTCATTACAAGCCTGAATCTAAAACTCAGCGGCGTTTCAAAGAAACGTACCCGGCTCTATGAGGATTTCACGGAAGGCGTTCTTGATGAAGAGGAATATGCCTTTGCCAAAAAAGCCTACGATGAACAGTATGCCGATCTTTCACGGCGGCTGGATGAAGCGGTTCAGCGGAAGTTGAAGTTTGCCGAGGCAATGTCCGAGGACAACAAGTGGCTCACACTGATGAAGTCCGTCAGCGGTGCAGCAAAGCTCTCTCAGGAGTTGGTTGACGAATCCGTAGAACTTGTGAAAGTCCATGATGACGGCTCAATCGAGCTGGTCATGAAATACGGCGATATTTACGCTCTGACTGTTCAGAGCATCAAGGAAGTACAGGAGGCGATGTAAATGAGCAAGGAATACAACATCGGCATCTACATCCGCCTCTCAATGGCTGATGAAGATACCGGCTATGGCAGCAAGGCGGAAAGTGACAGCATCGGCAACCAGCGTATGCTCATCAATCGCTTTCTCGACAATCATCCGGAGTTGTCTCACTGTCAGCGGTCTGAGTTTGCGGATGACGGTTATACCGGCACGAACTTTCACCGTCCTCAGTTCACGCAGATGATGGAGAAGGTCAAGCGCGGCGAAATCGATCTGATCTGCGTCAAAGACTTTTCCCGCTTTTCTCGTGACTACATTGAAACGGGAAACTATCTGGAATGCACTTTTCCATTCATGGGCGTCCGCTTTATTTCCATCAACGACGGCTATGACAGTGACGATTACAAAGGCACAACGGGCGGTCTGGAAGTGGTTATGCGCAGCATCATCTACGCCGCATACAGCAAAGACCTTTCCGTAAAGACCACATCGGCAAAAATCCAGATGATGAAGCAGGGCAAGTATGTCGGTGGCTACGCCCCATACGGCTACGTCCTGCATCCCACCATTCGGAACAAACTTGCCGTAGACCCGGAGGCGGCTGATGTGATCCGTCGTATTTTCCGCGAGGCGCTGGAAGGCAGCAACACCTCTCAGATCGCCCGCAGCCTGAATGATGAAGGCATCCCGACGCCGGGGCAATACTTCAAGAGCAAGCATCCCGACAAGAAGAAGTTCAGTAACATGAGCGAGAAAATCAGTTGGGAAACCGTGATGGTCTATAACATCCTCAAAAACCTTGTTTACACCGGAACACTGGTCAGCCGCAAAATGAAGTCCTGCGGTGTCGGCTCAAAAAAGCGTGTTGTCAATGAGCCGATTATCGTAGAAGGAACGCATGAAGCTATTATCAGCAAGGAAGACTTTGAGCTTGCTCAGAAGGTCATTCGAGGCGGAGGACGGAATCCCACGCGCAAGCAGCATGACTATCCGCTCAAGGGACTCGTCCGCTGCGGTAACTGTAAACGTGCTATGACACGCCGAAAGAACAAGGCTGGCATTCGATACTTCCAGTGCATTCACTCGGTCAACAACGGAAACACAGACTGTCCGGTTGGCAGGAGCTTTCCGGAAATGGATATTGAGAAGGTTGTCTTCCATGCCCTTACTCAGTTTCTTGCTTTGGCACAGAAGGAAGCAATACAGAACCGCGAAGTCGGTGATCTGCGGAAATCTGCCATCAAGGAATGTGCTGATAAAATCCGCACTCTGCAAAAGCAGAACGAGCAGCACAAGGCGTCCAAGCTGAGGCTCTACGAGAAGTATGCAGCCGGAAGCATCACGAAGGAGGCGTACATTCAGCAGAAGGCGGCAGCGGATGTGAAGATTGCTGAAAACGATGGAGCAATCCAGCGCAGTCACGAGCGGATGAAGGAGCTTGACTCCGAGACCGCCTGTTCAGATGAAAAGCTGGATGCTGTCTGCGATCAGTACGCCGACTGCAAAGCTCTGACCTATGAGCTGACCCACGCATTCATTTCTGCGGTCTACATTTACGATCTTGACAACATAGAAATCGTCTGGAAGTTCAAGGACTTCCTCACTACATCAGAAGGAGAAGCCAAATGAAAGTATTTCTTTATATCCGCGTTGCCTGTGCGGATCAGCTTGCGGCAGCAGACCAGCGGGAAGAGCTGGAACGCTATGCGAAGGACAAAGGCTATGAGGTGGCTGCTGCTGTGGCGGCAGACGGCATCTCCGGCGTCCATACGGAAGGTATCATGAACTTCCTGCTGAACGAAGCCAAGCGTCAGGACATCGGTACGATCCTCACCCGCGACACCTCGCGAATCAGCCGGGACACTTCCTCTTTCATGAGGTTTGAGCGAAAGTTCCGGGAGAACGGCATCCGGTTCGAGTATCTGTCCAAGCCTGACAACGAGCTTCCGGTCACTCCGATGATGGAGGCATTTGCGGCGGCGTATAAGAAGCGTCGCACAAAGAACGGCACAAGAGCATAGAGAAAACGCAAGCCGTTCACGGGTGGTTGTCCACCTATGAACGGCTTGTAAATTCTCAAAATTTTTTTAGTCCCTACTTGACACAAGAAGATTTGAGCCGCTTTGGTAGAAACTATCTCGATGTGGGTAACTACCTTGAAATCAAATACCCAACGCTGGGGGTAAGGTTTATCGCCATTCAGGAAAATGTCGATACCCTGAAAGAAACCGGCACAGAGATGATGCCATTCAACAACATTTTCAATGAGTGGTATGCGGCTCAGACAAGCAAAAAAATCCGTGCGGTTTGGAAGAATAAAGCGGCAAACGGTAAGCGTGTCAGTCCCTCCGTCCCATTTGGATATGTCAGAAACCCACAGAACAAGGAGGACTGGCTGGTAGATGAACCGGCGGCGGAGGTTGTACGAAAAATCTATGCTCTGTGCCTTGACGGTCGGGGACCGTCGCAAATTGCACGGCAGCTTGAACAGGAAAAGGTGCTTATTCCTACTGCCTATTACGCTTCGCTCGGTAGAAAGACAAGGAAACAATACACAGACCCATACGCTTGGGATCAGAAAACAGTTGCCGGCATTCTTGTCAATCAGCAGTATACGGGCTGTACGGTAAACTTTATGACCACTACGATCAGCTACAAGGTACATAAGACCGTGTATAAACCAAAGGACGAGTGGCAGATTATCCCGAACACTCAGCCTGCTATCATCGACGAGGATACTTGGAAAAGGGTACAGGAACTTCGAGAGCACCGTATCCGTCCGACAGCAACGGGCAGGACAAGTCTGTTCTCCGGCAAAGCGTTCTGCGCTGATTGCGGCTCAAAGCTCCACTTCTGCGCTGCCAAGAGCTTAAACGCCAATCAAGAGTATTATCGTTGCTCCAACTACAAAAGCGGCAGAGGAAGTTGTCAGATACATTTTATCCGAAATGTTGTGCTTGAAAAAATCGTACTTGAAGCAATCAACAGCTTAGCGGACTTCGTAAGGTGCTATGAACCGGTATTCCTATATCTAATGGTACAAAAGGACATTGTATCTAAACGGACAGAAACCTCTAAACTTAAAACTGCCATTGAAAGCGGAAAGCGGCGTATTCAAGACCTTGACAAGCTGATAGAGCGTATCTATGAAGATCAAGTCCTCGGTAATATCTCTGCCGAACGCTATGCAAGAATGTCAGTCAATTACGAGAACGAACAGCGCACCCTTATCAATAAGGTGGCAAAGGACGAAAAGAAACTCGCCTGCATTGAACAGACAAGCCTTGACTTGAAAACCTTATTGAAGGTTCTGCGAAGCAGTACATCCTTTGACGAATTGACACCAACTCTTGTGAACTCTCTGATCCGTAGAATTGAGGTTCATAACAACGACAAATCAAGCGGTCATTGCTATGTGAAGGTGGACATTTACTTCACAGCTATCGGACTGATTGACATTCCCACAGAGGACGAAATCAAAAGCCTTATGGCTAAAATCAAAGCAAATCCACAGGAATACAGGCTTACCGCCTAAAAAAGAGAAAACGGTGCAACCCCGATTGTGGGGTTACACCGTATCCCTGCCAAAAAACATCCTTATGGGGCTTTGGCAAATTGCCTTCCCCGCCTTTTTTTGCTGTTTTTCTATTCTGCCGGTATTCGTATTTTCAGCGTTGTCATTGCTCCGTATTTTCGCTCTCCCGGCTCTGCTATCGTTCCGGTGCCTGCGCTTTCGGCACTGCTGCCGGACCGGCTTTTGCACTTCTCCGGCTTCTTTGATCGGCCCGATATTCCCCCGTTTCCGACTCTGTCATCGGCATGGATCCCGCCTTTTCCCGGCGCTGCTATCATCTCGGCTCCTGCTTCTTTTCGGTGCCGATCATATGCCGGTATTTTCTCTTTTCCGGAATCAAAAGCAGTCTGGAGCTTGGAAGTTTTTTCTCTGCCGGTGTTCCGTTTTTGGATTTCAGAGAGGGCTGTTTTTATCCCTTTGGGTTTTTGCGCTGTCGTTTTTTCGGTCTGCATCCGCCGCTTTTGTCCAGTTACTGCCCCATTTTCTGACCTTGGATCGTCCCGGTTTTTGTCCAGCTTTTGTCCAGCATTGGACGCCTTTTTGTCCAGCCGCCGGTGGTGCCTCCCTTATTGAACCTCTTTGGGAATCTTCTTATCCTCCGGTTTCGATCCGCAGGGGGCCTTCGGTTTTTTATCCTTCACCAAAATGAACGAGGTGATGAGCGCCGTCAGGGGGACCGCCAGAATGACGCCGATGCTGCTGGCGATGCCGCTGATGACCTCCGTGGCCATATAGGGGGAGCTGATGAGCTGCCGGGGATCCAGCCCCAGCGAATACAGATAGATGATGAAGGACAGGCCGCTGCCCAAAAATGCCAAGATCAGGGTGTTGGTCATGGTACCCACCATGTCCCGGCCGATATTCATACCGGAGCGGAACAGAGCCCGGCCGTCCCGGTCCGGGGCCACGGTATGTACCTCCGTCAGCGCAGAGGAGATGCTCATGGCCACGTCCATCACGGCGCCCAGCGCACTGATGACTACCCCCGCCACCAGCAG